TTGTCGGCGCAATTGGCGCAGCGGGCGGCCTGATTCCTGCCATTGGCGGGCTAGTGTCAGCAGCTGCCCCCTTCCTGATCGGCGGTGCTATCATTGCCGGTGCTGTGGCCGGCGTGGTCCTGATCGTGAAAAACTGGGACAAGATCACGGCCGCTGCGGGCAAGCTTAAAACCGCGGTGACGGACAAATTCAACGCTATCAAAACCGGCGTTTCTGACCGGGTGACCGCGGTGAAAACCAAGGTTTCCGATACGTTTAACGCGATCAAAACCACCGTCACCGACAAAGTCAATGCCGCAAAAACGGCAGTGATCGACAAATTCAGCGCCATCAAGACCGGAATCACAGACAAAGTGAACGGGGCAAAATCTGCCGTTACCAACGCCTTCGACCGCATCAAGAGCGCAGCGGTCAGCAAGGTAGACTCCATGAAAAATTCGGTTTCGGACAAGTTCGGCGCTATCAAGGAAAAAATCAAGGACAAGATGGACGCTGCCAAGGAAGCTGTGAGCAAGGCGATCAGCAAGATCAAGAGCAAGTTCAATTTCTCCTGGCACCTGCCCAAGCTGAAACTGCCACACCCCAAGATCAGCGGAAAGTTCTCGCTGAACCCGCCCAGTGTGCCGCATTTTAGCATCGATTGGTACAAAAAGGCGTACCAGAACCCGGTGCTGTTCCGCACACCCACAGTGCTGCCCACAGCGGCAGGGTTGAAGGGTTTTGGTGACGGTGCCGGTGGTGAGGTTGTGCTCAGCGAGGCCAAACTCCGGCAGCTTGTGGGCGCCGGACAAGGCAGCACCACCCAGAACATCAGCATCACAATCAATGCCCAGCCCGGCCAGGACGCCAGGGAAATCGCCCACGAGGTACAGCGCATCCTGGTACACGAGGCACGGCAGAGAGAGGCGGTGTACGCATGAGGAACTATTTCACGCTGGACGGCGTAGACAGCCGGTCCATGGGCGTGTACATCTCCGGGACCGGGACGTTTAACAGTCCGGCTCGGACTCTGGACTTCCGGGTAATTCCTGGCCGGAACGGCGCTCTGGTTGGGCTGGAGCGCCGCCTGGAGAACGTGGAGCTCACGTACCCGGCGTTTATATGCCGGAACTTTGACGCGAATCTGGGGGCGCTGAGAGCGTTTCTGCTGTCCCGGACGGGCTATGTTAGGCTGACGGACAGCTACCACCCGGAGGAATATCGCATGGCCATTTTCAGCGGGCCGCTGGAGGTAGCCCCGACGCCGATCATGGACGCCGGGCAGTTTGACCTGACGTTCCACTGCAAGCCGCAGCGGTTCCTGCTGGATGGCGAAACGCCGGTGGAGTTTACCGCCGGCGGGACGATCACAAACCCGACTCTGTTCGACGCTCAGCCCCTCATCCGTGTTTTCGGAGCTGGGCGGCTGGGCATTGGCAGCGCCCTGATTACCATCGCAGACAGCGGCAGCGAGTACACGGATATCGACTGTGATGCTATGGACTGTTTCTACGGCGTTGCGCCCCGGAACAGTTATGTGACCTTCTCCGGGAACGACTTCCCGGTACTGCACTCCGGGAACAATGGCGTGGAGCTGGGCAGCGGCATCGACAAAGTGATTATTACACCGAGGTGGTGGAGCGTATGATTCCAATTCTTTTCAAGCAATCGGAGACCGAGTTTTCATCCAACGGCCTGGGCCGGCTGACCGACTGCCTGTCCTGCGTGGTGACGGAGGAACGCAACGGTATCTTTGAGTGCGAGTTTTCCTACCCCATCGCGGGGCGGCACTACAAAGACATTCTGCTGGGGCGGATCATCTATGCCACCCACGACGACACCAAAACGCCGCAGCCTTTTGACATCTACAAGAGATCCGCAACCATTGACGGCGTGGTGACATTCTACGCTCGGCATATTGCCTACCGTCTGGCCAATGTGGTGCTGCGCCCCTTCACGGCGGAGAGCTGTGCCCAGACGGTTGCCAAACTGGTGGAAAACTCCATCAACGACAATCCCTTCACATTCTGGACGGAAAAGTCCGCGACTGCCACCTACAAGCTGGAGTACCCGCGGAGCGTCTGGGAGATTCTGGGCGGCTCTGAGGGGTCCATCCTGGACGTATACGGCAAAGGCACCTACCAGTTTGACAGATGGACCGTCAAGCTCTACCTCAACCGGGGCAGGAAGACGGATGTGCAGATCCGCTATGGGAAGAACCTGACAGAGCTCCAGCAGGAGTCTGACGGCGGCGACGCCTATAACGCCGTCGTGCCATTTTGGAAATCCTCGGAGGGGGACACTGTGGTGACTTTGCCTGAGTGGGTGGTGGTGGCGCCAGGTGTGATTGACCCGGAGTACCTGGAGACGGAGACCCCGGAAGTGGTCACCACCCACACCGGCGAGCCCATCGAGGTCAAGCCGGCCGGGAAACTGCTGCCGGTGCCGCTGGACCTGTCCGAAGCATTTGAAACGCAGCCCACACAGGAGCAGCTGAGGGCAGCGGCGCTCAAACGGCTGGAGGACGGCAAGCCCTGGGAGCTGGGCGAAAATCTCAAAATCAACTTTGCGGAACTATGGCAAACGCCGGAATATGCGGCCCTGGCTCCGCTGGAGCGTGTGGGGCTGTGCGACACCGTCAATGTGTATTTCTCCGCTCTGGGTGTAATGGCGCGGGATATGCAGATCATCAAGACGGAGTACAACACCCTGCTGGATCGGTACAACGGCATGGAACTGGGTCAGCCGACGGTGTCCCTGGCGTCGCTGATCCGGCGGGACACCCTGGCAACCATCAAAAGACAGGTACCCACATCATCACAGATGCAGGAGGCCATCGACAAGGCCACTCAGCTGATCACCGGCGGCATCGGCGGCCATGTGGTGCTTGCCACTGACGGCGACGGAAAGCCCAACGAGATCCTGATTATGGACACGGAGGACATCAGCACCGCCGTGAAAGTGCTGCGAATCAACCAGAACGGCATCGGCTTTTCCAGCACGGGCTACAACGGCCCGTTCCGCACGGCCTGGACGCTGGACGGTTCGTTCGTAGCGGATTTCATCAACACTGGTACGCTCAAATCGGACGTCATCAATGTTGACGAGCTTTTTGCCAAAACAATCAACGCAAAGGTCATTGACATCCTAAATGGCACGTATTACACAGAGGACGATGCTTATGACCCGGATGAGCCGCTTGACAGCGAAGGTTTCGGACGGCTCCGTCTTTTTACTTACACTGACTCACGCGGCAACACTGCGTATAAAATTGCAATCGAATGTGGCACATCCTACGATAGTGACGATGAATCATACGGTTCCGCAAGATTCATTTTTGATAGCACGAAAGGACTAATCATAAAAACTGGCGGGTATTCCAGTGTTGCAGAGGCTGGCATAAATTGCGATGGTAATGTAAGTTGCTATAGTTTGACAGTGCGAGAAGATATGAGTTGCAAAGAAGTGCAAATTACAGATTTGTACGTCACAAAGATGAACGGACGGCCTGTCCCGGAGCTGGAGAGCGGCAGAGTCACCGTCACAGCGTCGGCGGCAACAGCCGGGTCGGTACACATTGACTTCGGCGCGGAGTTTGACTCTACCCCTGCAATTACGGTGACGCCCCACGCCTCCGCGCCCCAGAATGTGCATCTGGGCGTGGCAAACACCAGCGCCACCGGCTTTGATCTGACCTATTGGCGGTCCTCTGCGGGCACAATGACCGTGTCGTGGATTGCCTGCGGATGAGAAGGAAAGGAGAGTAAACGATGGGTCAAATCCATGAATTGAACACAGAATCGAATGTGGGCGTTGGCCTTGACTTTGTGACGGACAACGGCGAATCCACCGGTAAAGTTGGATTTGCTGCCCTGGCTGGAGGGGTCCTGGAAAAGTATGAGGAAACCGAGCTTGCTGGAAAGCGCCGCAGCGTAAAGCGGGCGATTGACGACCTTGCCCAGCAGGTGGACGATGCGGTGGAGGAAATCGACAAAGTGCTTCCAAACGAAGCAGTTAATCTATTGGTGTCAATCCTGCGAGCCGGTGTCTACACCAGCGATCAGCACTCCTCGATTGCCGACCTGGAGAATTTGCTTGCGCGGACCAAAGACGATATTATCCAAGCCGGCAGCACGCTTACGATTTATGGGTTGGCATTAACGCCGACACAAGACGGATCTGTGCTGGTTATCGGTTAGGGGGGAGCATAAATGGCAGATTTGAAAATTAACAACAAAACCTACAATGGCATAAGCACCGTAAAGGTCCCAAACACTAACAGTGTGCTGGAAGAGTTTATCCAGCCGTCTGGAACAAAAAATGTAACTGCAAATGGAACATACGATGTAACAAACTTTGCCAGCGCAGTGGTAAGTGTACCAACGGGTGCATCAGGGACGAAAGAAATTACATCGAATGGAACGTATGATGTAACGAGTTTCGCCAGTGCGCTGGTAAACGTCCCCACAGATGCGGGTCAGTTTTTCGAGTTAATTGGCCAGACAACAATTGCATTATCAGCTTACACCGATACCAGCACTGCTGATACAGTTGACACGGGGATTAGCGTTAGCGATACGGATTACGCCTTTGGTGTTGTGCTGATTACCTGTGATGATGAAATCACGACTGACACCGAATGGGGAATGTCCATGGCTATGTTTGGGCGATATAAAACCAATGGCAATGTCTACTCCTCGTCAATGACTTTCGGCATTAAAGGCGCGCAATCAGTCAGCTTTGCAAATTCTAGTAATCCGACCACATATACAAATTATGGTGTCTGGGTGCAGAATAACACGACAACAATCACGCTGAACCGCAAATGCACCACAAGCGTCCCCTTAATCCGGGGCGGAAATTACACCGTTAAAGTTTACGGACTGAGATCCTTGTGATCGGAGGTGGTTGACTATGCTGTACAGTGGTAATGGAGAGCAGATTGGTCTGTCCATGGCTGACATCCAAGACGCACCGGAATTGGAGGCGCTTGGAAATGCGTTTGACGTTGCGCCTGTTATTCTCAACGGCGTGGACAAACAGGACTTTCACGCAGGGCTTTATGCGGCATACCCATATAAGATTTCCACCTCTTTTCAGTGGTTGTCACTCTATGACGCTGACAAAAACGTTATTACGGCGTATGACTCCAACGGAAACGCCGTTGGCCGCCCTGACATTGGGTATACATTTATGGCGGTTGACCGGGCAATCCTGCTGATTGACGACTCCACAATCGTGGAAAAAGTTTATATTAGCATGGATGAGTACAACAACGACGCTCCACACGCAACGCAGAAATATACGCTTTCTGCGACCCCGGTGTACATTAAGACCAACAGAAGTTACAATAAGGTTTTTCTGGAATCTGTGGATAACAATCCGTATTGGTTTAAATTTGACGGTGAGACTTACATTGGTTTTTTGCAACAAACCAGTGACTATGCCCAGGACGTAGTGTCGGAGCGGTTTGAAAGTCGTGCTGACCTAAATAGGCGCGTGAAAGATGCAGCGATTCAGGAAATGAATCGTGCAAGGGACGCATTCCGCATCGGCACATTCAACATCTATTCTGCTGGACACGGGCAAAAAAACTGGGATTGTTTGCGTGAAATGCTCCAGAATTATGGCCTTGATTTTGTAGGCACGCAAGAGACAAGGGACCCACTTGGTACGATTGATGGCAACAAAGTGTTTGCTGATGAGATGAGATCGTGGCAATTCCAGCATTTTTCCACTAACGGCGACCTGTACCCGACCAACGAGCGCTCCCTGATGAGCAGATACCCTGTGGTGTCGTCAACAGAGTGGGGATTTGAGAAGTGGTCAAGCGACCGCCGATGCTGCGCGAAATATGAGGTGTTGCTGCCCAGAAGAAAAGACCGTGTAGGCTCAGAACAGATTAAGATGAGCATCTACAACACGCAGTTGGAAGTCTATCCGACAAGCGGCGGAAATGCTACAAACCGCCTGTCAGAAACGCAGGAAATCATTGACGCAATCGCAGAGGACACCAACCCGTTTGTCGTTGTGGTTATGGACTCAAACGATTTTTCTCCGGACAAAGAGACGTGGAAGCTGCTGGAGGACGCCGGATTTACGCCCGCTATCCCAGTCAGCACACAAACTGTCCGTGACCAAGACAACTGTATTGACCAGATTTTTGTCAACAGCCGCATGGAATCACTCAATTACGATGTTATTAACGCAAATGATTACAAATTCTTCTCCGGTGGTGCAATGCAAGCTGTTTCAGACCATGATTTGTGTTTTGCGGACGTAAGACTCAATTACGATTTTTGGTGCATCAAACAATCCTTAACCAACGTCACAAGCGACTTTGCCGGTGTGTGGATTGAGCAAGACAAGCCGCTTACCATCCACCTGACCGCTGGCAGCGGATACTCATTGTCCAAGGTTAAGGTGCGCATGGGAGCCGATGATGTGACAGCGGACAGATATTCCAACGGGACAGTCACACTCCCAAACGTTACCGGAGATGTATATATTATCGCGACTGGAGGATAACCAATGACCACCAAAACATACACCGTAACGGGCAAGTCCGGAGCCAACCTCCGGGCGCTGCCCAGCGGGAAAAGTGAGATCGTGACCATGCTGCCCAAGGGCGCGGACTGCGCCGTGATTGCAGATTTTTCCGCAACCAACTCCGCCGGGGGCAGCACAACCAAATATCTGTGCGTCAAGCACGGCGGGAAGTACCTCTGGGCGGCGGCGGGGAATTTTGCCCAAAAAAAAGAGCACGTGAACTATCTGGCACAGACAGCGGCTGGGGCGAAAAAGGTCTACGCCGCCGTGGTGGATGTTGGCTGCCGTCACGCCGGGGGAGCCACCACGCTGGCTGAAATCCGCAAAAGGCGGGTCACCACCTGCTCCTCCAGCGTCACGGCGGCGCTGAAGCTGGGCGGGCTGATGAAAAGCGGCAAGCTGGGCCACACCAAGGCGGACGGTCACGGCGGCGCCACGAAAACCACGGCGAAAAAGACCATTTACGGCCTGGAATACCTGATTCCGGGGACGTATACCATCGTCAAAATCGGCGAGAAGTACGCCGATATGGACGAAAAGTACAAGAAAGCCGGCATTGTCTACGTCCAGGATTCCAACATTTGCATCAGCGCCGGGGACGGGTACATTTACAGCACCAACGAGGGCCACGTGCAGGTCAAGAACGGCCGGTACGTTCGTACCAGGGTCAAGAGCGGGTATCCGTTCACCAGCAAGATTCTGTTTGCTATTGTTCCGAAAAATTAAGGAGGTGCATCAATGTACCGGTACACGACGCCAACTAATGTTTTCCAAACCAACGTCGACCTGCGGAATGCCCGGGTCTATGTGACCTACTCCCGTAACGGCCGTGTGCGGCTGGAAAAGACTAACGAGGATATGACCATCACGGAGGACAGCATTACGGTCCGCCTGACTCAGGCCGACACCGGCGCGTTGGGTGCGGCGGGAGTCAGCAAATCCGTGGAAATCCAGATCCGATATGTGATGGAGGACGGGACTGCTGATGCGTCCAACATCATGCACGCCACCGTTGAGCGGGTCTTAAAGGACGGTGAGATCGAGTATGTTCAAGGCTGATTTTGACAAGGGAAACCCCATGGTGGCAACCTTCGGGGCGGTCATTCAGGGCGGCAACTATCGGTTTGGGGACGGGTTGAAATACGATGCGTCCACCGCCACTGTGTCCGTTGATACGGCTCAAACAGTCACAGCGGGGGACGCTCGACCCGTGTCCTCGGCGGCGGTGCACATGGAAATCGGCAACGTTGAGGCGCTGCTGGCTACAGTTTAGGAGGGATAAATTTGAGTATTGCAACGGAGATCGCCCGGATTCAAACGGCGAGGAACAAGATCAGAAACAAGGCTGTCGAGCTGGGGATTGGAAAAGCCATTGACACTTTGGACGCGCTGGCAACGGAGATTGATGTCATAGAGAACCAGGGCGCCGTCAACGCCGAGGTAAAGGAGGGGGAAAGTTACACAATCCCTAAAGGCTACCACTCCGGATCCGGCACGGTCAAGGGCGTGTCTGGTGGCGGAAACTACAACCTGCAGTCCAAAAGCGTTACGCCCACGAAACAGCAACAGAACGTCACGCCTGACTCTGGCTATTACGGTCTGTCCGGCGTGACTGTGGGAGCTATCCCCGATGTATATCAGGATGTGAGCGCGGTTACAGCTGGTGCCGCCGATGTGCTGGCAAACAAGGTGATTATCGCAGCTGACGGTTCCACAGTCGCTGGCACCATGGCCAACAACGGCGATGTCAGCACCACCATGGACGGGCTGACTACCAACGCCGTAACCATTCCTGCCGGTTACACCCCCGGTGGTACGGTATCTTTGACTACTGATATCGAGGAGGCACTGGCGGCAATATGAGCATCCAGACCGAAATTACACGGCTAGAGAGCGCAAAGGCTGATATTGCCAATGCGATCACCGCAAAGGGCGTAACCGTGCCAGACGGGACAAGTCTTGACGGCATGGCGGCGCTGATCGCACAGATTTCCGGAGAAGGTGAGTCGATGCTTGGAAATGCTATTTTTGTCGGGGACAGTATCGGGCAGGGCTACAACAATAACGATCATAGTTTTGTGGATATTTTAAGCGATGCCGGGATATACAAGTCAGTGCTAAAAAACTGTGTAGCAGGTGAGACAACAATGCAGGCGGGCTATCGACTCGGCGAACACATGGATGAGCTATATGCGGCAGACATTATCTACATTGAGTATTGTGCAAACGACATTATAAGCGTTTCCAACGAAACCTATACTCTTAATCAAATTGTGCAAAATGCGTCTGATGTCATTGGTGCAATCAGACGGCTTAACCCTAAGTGCGCTATTGTCTGGATGCCACTGAGTATCACCCAAACAGATCGGCTCGGTAATACATGGGCAGACGGGTTTAAAGCATGGGCTAACGCGATGTTCCCGCTACTGGCAAGCAACCGAGTCTCGCTAATCCCGGTCTTTGATATGCTTTCCTCCGGGCATTACACCGATGATGGAACTCATCCCAACGATGCTGGTCAGCAGATTATCGCTCAGGTTGTTCGGCAGACCCCATATGGTATCTCAAATTATCAAGTGACTGTTTAAATGCGAGAGGAGGAAAACAAATTATGGGCTATCTGATTACTTTTTACTTCATCGTCATGGACTTTTTCACCGGCCTGCTGAAGGCCTTCGCCACCGGCACCTTCTCCAGCAAGATCATGCGGAAGGGGCTGTTTCACAAGGCGTCCCTGCTGTCCGTCATGGCGCTGGGCTGGCTGGTGGAGTACGCCCAGCGGTTTGTCGATCTGGGCATCGGCATGACCGTCCCTGTGGGCGGTGCCGCCTGCGGTTACATCATCCTCATGGAGATCGGTTCCAGCCTGGAAAACCTGTGCGAGACCAACCCGGAGATCATGCCGGACAAGCTGTGCAAAATGTTCGGGGTGCACATGCGGGCGCATGAGGGGGAACGCCATGAAAACCAGTGAAGCGGGCATCGCTCTGATCAAACGGTTCGAGGGCTGCGGTCTGGCCGCCTATCGGGATTGTGTCGGAGTCTGGACCATCGGCTACGGCATTACCAGCGCCGACCGGGCCATCACCGGGCGAACCATCAGAAAGGGCATGAAGATCAGCCGGGAGACCGCTGACGCATGGCTGCGGAAGTCCCTGCGGCAGAAGTACGAGCCGAAGGTGGCCAAGTACGACTCCATCTACCACTGGAACCAGAACCAGTATGACGCGCTGGTGAGCTTTGCCTTTAACATCGGGAGCATTGACCAGCTGACCGCCAACGGCAAGCGCACGATCAAGCAGATTGCCAACGCCATGCTGCTGTACGATCACGCCGGGGGCAGGCGGGTCAAGGGCCTGACCGAGCGCAGGCGGGCAGAGCAGGCGCTGTTCCTGACGCCGGTGGAGCAGAAGCTGGACGGCATCAGCACCCGGAAGCGCACCGTCACCAACGCAGCCGGGGCGAACCTGCGGGAGCTGCCCAGCGGGGAATCGGCTGTGGTGGCAACGGTGAAGCAGGGCGCTGAGCTGGCGGTGGTGGAGGACTGGACGGCGACCAATACGGCGGGCGGAAGTACCACAAAATATGTCTGTGTGCTGCATCAGGGACGGTATCTGTGGTGCGCGGAGAAGCTGCTGGGATAAAATGCAAAAGGCCGGAGGGAATTAACCCTCCGGCTGTTTTTATTTTGGCTGCACAAGTTCCAGGCACTCTTGCATCATCATTTTTACGTACACGGGACATCCCCGCTGCCCTCCGCACCAGTTTTCCACGGTGCGGTAGGGGATGGCGAATCGCTCCGCCAGCTTGCGCTGGGAGAGTCCGGCGTCCCGGGCGATCTCCTTAACAGAGCGGTGAGCGGCGTCCCAGAGCTGGCCCAGCCAGTCAAGGCGATCCTGGGGGATGGGGGCATCCTCGGTATCTCCCCAGATGGAGGAGAGCGCCAAATCGCTGATGTAAGCGTCCCGGTCGGTGTAGTTGAGCGCCTCGGAGAGGCAGGTCTGATAGATAGTCATGGTGTGGTCCTCCTTCTTTAAGTGTGCCCCGGATTGCTCCGGGGCGGTCGGTGTCAGCACTCACTTACCCATGCAGTGCTCAGCAGTTTATCGTTGTCCCAAATCTCAACCCGGATGTCACCGTCATCTCCCCACGGAGATTCGAGCGGGCAGTCAAGGCTGTTGATGTACTCTTCAGCGGTGCACAGTTCGTCGATGATGTCAAAGGTCTCGCCGTGCGTCCAGCCGTTGCCGTTCTGCCAGTGGTTCAGGATTACTTCATAAGTCTTTTTCATTTTGATTTCCTCCTTGTTTTTGGGGTGTTCCCTTTTGTTGATATTATAATACCACTCAATGGGTGGTATGTCAAGAGGAAAATCAAAAAAATTTGAAAAAATTTCTGGGTGAGAAAAGCTACTAAAAACAAAGAAACCGGACCTTTTCATCGGTGTATTCATCCAAACCAATCTTTAACAGGGTAAGAATGGCCTGTGTCGTGTTTTTCAGCCGGTAGTTGAACTGAAAATCCTCAACCTGTTTCTTCTGCTCGTCCGTCATGGTGATGGTGACTCTTGGTTTCTCTGTTGGCATAGAAACACCTCCTCTATTTGAATAGTATGCCAGAAGTGATGAACTGACGCAAACAGAAGTTCATATCATCTTGCACAAAATAGAGGGGTGGATTTTTGTGCAAAATTTCATCACTTCATCGTTGACGGTTCAGAACCTACGTGCTATAATGTTCATAGGTTCAGAACCTGAGCCGAATTACAGAAAGGAAGTGATGAACCGTGACCGAGATGAGACGCGTAACCATCTCCGTTCCTGACGACATCGACAAAGCCGTGCTGGAGCTGAGGAAGTCGGAAGCCTTTGTTCGGGATTCTTACTCTGAGATTGTACGCAAGCTGCTGATTGCTGGTCTTGAGAAGGTCGGCAACACCAGAAAGGAGTAATACGTCATGAACACCAAAAAGAAACCGTCCATCATCGCCGCCATCGGCACGGTCCGCACCATGCGGGAGGAGATGATCGAGAAGTGCGGCGACACCGTGAAGGACTACATCGCCGCCGTGGATCGCATCATCGACTACCTGGTGAATCCGGATGACCGGACCATTACCAATCTGACCCTCTACGTCACCGGCGGAATCTGCGCCTTGCTGGGCCTGTGCTGCGGCATCTGCGGGGCTGTGTACGTCTTTATGGCCAATCTGCCGGCGGCTCAGACGCTGGGCCTGTATGCCGCTGGCTTCGGTGGCTTCGGCTGGCTGTGTTTTAAGGGGGTGAGGAGATGAGCGAGAAGCTGAAGCCCTGCCCGTTTTGTGGTAGCAACAACATTTCGGCCTGGGACTATTGGTGCCGGTGCAACAACTGCACTGCTGAGATTGCGATGCAGCGGGTGGATGAAAACCCGGCGCTTTCGCACCGCGCCAACAATATTTTGGCGTGGAATCGCAGAAAGTCCGGGCCATACAAAGATAGCTGTCCGTTCTGTGGAGGTAACAACCTCGATCTTTCGGTCTCCAAGGCAGACGAGGGCCGCTTTTGGATGTATTGCCGGGACTGTTTCGCCCAAGGCCCAGAAGGGGCAAACGAGGACGAAGCGGAGGAGCTTTGGGATCATCGGGAAGGAGACGACCAGCCGTGAGAATCACCAAATCCCGCACCTACAAGGACTGCGAGAGGGCGCTGGCCGCGGCGAAAACCCAGGAGGACGTGAGCGGCGTGGTAATGATTGCCAAAGCCAACCTCAACGACAAAGAGTTTGGCCACTTTCTGAAAAAGGTGGCGGACAAGCGGAGGGAGGTGTGCCGATGAACGGAAAGCTGATGCACCTGTGCGGCAAGCTGCGGGCCTGCGATCTGTACACGGTGCAGTGGAGGAGGGGCAAGCAATGATCTGTGACAAGGATTGCCTGCACTGCAAATACCCCGACTGCATCAACGATACGCTGGACTATGCAGACTATCAGGCGTTAGATCGGCTGGAGAAAGAGATCATCCGGCCCAAAACGGAGGCGCAAAGGCAGAAGGCCGCCCAGCAGAAGGCGTACCGGGAAGCCAACCGGGACAAGATAGCCGCCCGGCAGAAGGCGTACCGGGAAGCCAACCGAGAGAAGGTAGCCGCCCGGCAGAAGGCGTACCGGGAAGCCAACCGAGAGAAGGTAGCCGCATATCAGAAGGCCTACCGGGAAGAAAACCGAGACAAGATAGCCGCCCAGCAGAAGGCGTACTACGAAGCCAACCGGGAGAAGGCAGCCGCATATCAGAAGGCCTACCGGGAAGCCAACCGAGAGAAGGCAGCCGCATATCAGAAGGCCTACCGGGAAGAAAACCGAGACAAGATAGCCGCCCAGCAGAAGGCGTACCGGGAAGCCAACCGGGAGAAGGCAGCCGCATATCAGAAGGCCTACCGGGAAGAAAACCGAGACAAGATAGCCGCATATCAGAAGGCGTACCGGGAAGCCAACCGAGACAAGATAGCCGCCCGGAAGAAAGCGTACCGGGAAGCCAACCGAGACAAGATCAATCAGCGGAAGCGGGAGCGCTACCGACAGAAAAAAGCCGCCCCCGGAGGGGCAACTCCGGAAAGCGGCAAGGCATAACAACCATCTGTATTGTAACACAAGGAGGAGACATTTGCAATGACTGATGAAACTTTTTTGATCGACAACGACCAG